GCAGAGAATGTCTGATTACTTGATCCACCTAATACAACGTTCAATAACACAGAGAGTGCTATGAGTATTCTACTTAAGTATTTAAAGAGGACGCTGTCGTTGTTCTTTATGATATAGCTCAATCGTCTCAAATAACTTCTCGGTCCAGTTATCACGATGTTCGACATATATTTGAGGGCTTTCATTATCTACGTCCATTATTATTACTAGGTTTGTGATTGGCATACCGGTTCGTTCTTCCCACATGATTGCATATGCTGCAGCCTGCATGAAGTAACTGGTAATCCATTCTTTCTTTTTGATCTTCTTACTTGTCTTGAAATCTATAATGCTTGGTACACCATCATATTCACCGACACAGTCAACACGACCAGCTACGCCAAGATGCTTACTATATAGTGGAGATTCTTGTGCGAATATTCTACCGATACGTGACAGGCTTGGTTTCAGGTTACTAAGACTTGCTGTAATGTGTGGCAAGACTTCTGGTAGTTCTTCGTTATCTAAATACTTTTCAACAATATCATGTACTGCTGTACCACGAGTAGATGCACGATGAGAAATTTTATTTGCTTCTTCATCACCCACACGGGCACGCCAGGCAGCAATACCTGCTTTGCTTAGTACGCCAAGTACTGTTGTAATGCTAGGATATTTATTACCTTCGGGCGATAAGTATCTTCGTCCGTTTGCACCATTCTCTACTACAAGATCATCATAACCGATCTCTATCTTTTCATGTATAAACATTATATCTTTTCTGGTTTATTAATCACAAGAACCGTTCTTCGGCCACAAGTTACTTCTGCTAATCCATGAAACGTTTCGCTATTCCATGACATACTATCGCCTATATTTTCAAGACGTGAAACAACTAACTTGTCTCGTATTCCTTCGATTGAATCACCGGCAATCACTGTTTCACCACCAACTAAATCATTTGATTTTTCTACTAATATAATCGTAGTCCACCATTTCTTATTATCTTCTTCTATCCAAGGGAGAAACTTCTCTTGGTGTAGTCCACTCCATTCACCGGCTTCATATCTTTTGAACCAGAAATGAGCAATCGGAACATCATGTGGATATGTGTTCTTCTCTATATATTCATATAGTTCTTGATGCTTTTCAGGCCAACCATAGGCATTATCCCAGTTAGGCCAACACTGATGTGTAGGATTATCTTTGGGGTATGGTCTGAATTCTATATTATTTACAAAATCAACAAGTGGTACAAGCTTAAACTTTAATGGTATTATCACGCCCGCTACCTGCTTTAATTCTTTTCAAATTGTCTTTCCAGCCATCATCTGTTTTGCTTAACAAACTACCAACTCCTGATACTATTTTAGGAACTGCTAGTTTTTGTATTAAGTTATTATCTTCTTTGAGTAGCTCTTGTAATTCAGTCCAAGAGCAAAATACATCTCGCTCTTTTTTAGTCTTGATATCTCGTAAGGTATAGCTAGGCATTTCCCATCTCTCCGACTAGTTCTAAGAATGTTATCATTGCAATCTTCTCAAATTCGAATGCATCTTGTTCATGAGGACGTGCATCATATTCATATGTTTTGGTGTCTTCACCTTTATATATATTTTCTTTTAGGTCACCACAGGCGATCTGTTCTACATGCTTTATCTCATGAAACAATGTATATAATATATTATTTACACTTTGATGTTTATTGATTTCGACGAGTATCGCATCTTCTTCTTGACGTGTATCAATTGTACCACCACCTTCACCTTTCTCATCGATGAAGTGTATGTCAACATGCAAATCATTCTGATGCATTAGTCCAAATGCCTGATTAAAACCATGATCACAGGCTCTTGTAAATAGACTTTCAGATATTACATCCGGTCTATCATGCACTACGTAATTCATTAAACCACTCCGGTACTGGTCGATCGGTCCATACCATTTTGAACCTCTCTTGTTTTGTTTGATAGAAGTTTCTGTATGATTGTACAGGATCTTCGACGATACATTGAGGAAATGCAGCCATTGCAAGCTTGAATGGCGTTAGACCTATATGTGGAATGTTTGTAGGTGGTATTGATAAGACTTCGTCTAGCTTTGTCTGTGTCGCATGGATCTTACCATAGCGATAAGTATATTCGAGACACAATGCATAGAAATGATCGTAATGCCATATATAGTTTTGTATTGATTCACGTGTCCATACAGTTGATGGGTGATTGTAATGACATGCTTTATATAGCGTACGTTCGAGATGAGCATTTGGATGCTTGTAATATTGTAACATACTACCTGATTTTGATGGTCTGCGTTCCATCTTGCCATCAACCATACGATGTACAGTTGACAGCATTTGTCCTGATTCTACAATCATTTTGACTACATGCTTATCGCATTGAAGCTGAGCAGCCTTGACTGGATTTTGATCTAGTATAAAAATATTCATAGTATTATTGTATCATGATTAAAAATGAATGTACACCTTTATTTAGACTTTCTTATTTTACGAAGCTTAGCATATAAGCGCTGAGTTTTTTCATAAACGATTTCTTTGAGTTTACCTCTTCGTGTACGAGCAGCTTTTGATTTTGCAATACGTTCTGATTTCATGCTATTAGATTTGGAAATGCTTCTTTTACAACTTTTTCAGTAATACCCTTTAGTTTCTTTTTATTTACCATATTAGTCACAACCTCTGCATCTTCGGGATGAATTGATTCTAGTATTCCAATATAAATTTTCTCTCGTTTAAAGGCAGGCATTTTATCACCAGTTCCACCTTTTACAATATATTGAAAGTCTACATTTTTTCTGAGTAGATTAGATGGAATACTTTCTATTTTATTTGGTATGTAAGGTGGTTTGCCATCTGGGATAGTAAATTCTACCTTTGGATCATACGTTGCTCTAAGAACATCTTTGAGTGCCCATGATTCGTATTTACGTAGTATTTCTATTTTCTCGTCTTTTGATCTGGCTTTGTTAGTTGCTTCTAATATTTCAAATATTAGGGGGTTTGAGTGTAGTTTCATTAAATAAATTCCTGTACATTTTCAAGCAATAATCTGCATTGTTTGGCAACCAAGTATGGAAAAACTTTACCTTTATTACCATATGGGTCTTGGCTTTCAAACGTATTTATAATACCAGTTTTAACCGCATCTGGACATTCGCGTAGATCTATCATCTTTTTATTACGTAAGTAGTTACGATATATTTCATCACCTTGAGACTTTGGATCTTCAACCAATAGCTCACGTAATTTCTTACGTAACGGAGTTTGACGTAGACCTTCTGTAAATGTATTATCTGGTGATAGTACATTTGGCACACCATCTGATGTGTCACCTTGTAGAATGTGTTCTTGTAACGTAGTACGAGGATTCTTTTCTACAATGAATTTCTTACCCATAGGTGAGAACTGTTTGACGTTTGAATAACGTTGTAGCTGTGCAAAGTCTTTATCTGAAGATACAATCATTACATCTTCAGCTTTACCGAACTCTTGTGTCTCTTCTACAAGCTGAGCAATACAATCATCGGCTTCACAACCTTCGATATGCATAACTTTATATGGGAAGTTTTCTCTGATCTCTTCACGTATCATAGAAGTAATACGAAATACCTCAGTCCAATCTACAGACGATTTATCTCGTGTTTTCTTACGTGATGCTTTGTATTGTGGAAATACCTTTTTACGCCAGTTACCACCGGCATCTGAACATATAACGACTTCACCCCAAACATTACGGAACTTCTGTCTATACATACGAATTGAATTGAGTATCATATGCCGTATTATGTTCTCATCTATTGCTAGTTTCTGAACCATGATATTAGCTATTGCAATACCATTATAATCTATTATTATCATTTATCACTCCTTTGTACTATTATAGCACATATAAAAATGATTGTACACCTTTTTATTCAGGTAAAGTAACTATTCCACCAGCTATTAGAAATGCTCTGTTTTTCATATGTTGTTCTTGAAGTTCTTCTTTTGAACCACCATAGTAATCAACTGCATGACCTTCTTCGATTAGAACTTTAGTAACCATTCTACCATCTGATAGTCTAAAGTCACCTAGAACTCTACCAAACTTGCCACGTTCATCTTCACCAGATCTATCTTTAGTTGTACATAATATACAATCTTCTTCGATAAGTTCTTTTAATCTTGCAGATGCTGCCTTACCAAAGATCTTTTCTATCTTATCAGATGTACGTGATTCAGGTGTATCAATACCCATAATTCGTACTCTTTCTTTCTTTAACCAGACACCAAAGCCTAGATCAATATCCACATCAACTGTGTCACCATCTACAACTCTGTCTAGTTCACATTTATATTCATACATTTTAGACTCCGAAACTTTCTCCGCAACCGCATTGTGCAGTTGCATTTGGGTTAATAACTTTGAGGTACGATCCACCTAACTCTTCTACATAATCTACTGTGCAGCCAAATACAAACATCTCTGCCATCGGATCTAACCATAGGTTCTCTACAGTAGGTTCAGCATCTGTGATACCCCACTCGTATTGAAACCCAGAACAACCGCCACCTTTTACTTTGAGAGAAACGTTTGGTTTACCTGCGTTCTTTAGATATGTCTTTGCTCTTTCAGTAACTGATAATATCATCTTAATCCTAACACATGTTTTCCATGGATTTTACATCCAATGAAATTATTATAATATTCATCACTCAGTAATACATTACGATCAAACTGTTCCCGTGCTTCAAGATAAGACATTATGCCTTTCTTTGTGCACAGATGTAGTATCTCTCGCTCAAACCGTTCTGCATCCGAAGTTTCAACAATCAGTTGAAGTTCTCCATTTGAGCCGTAGTAGTTCTTCCAATCAGATTCTACAACCTGTATTCTACGCCTTGTCTTACCTTTCAAAGGTTTTAACTTACGCTTATTCCAGAATAACTTCTTACCAACGTATTTCTTGTTTGCAACTAAATCAGTAATGAGATAAACAAATCCCATATATTCTTTTGGAGCTTCATCATATAACTTGTTTTCATAATACCACATACACTTATTTATACGTCGTCATCTTCCTTATCTAGAAGTACTGGTCTCGCCGGTGTACCACACATTGGACAATATTCTGGTTCTTCTCTTGATACTATGTGGCAAGTTTCGTCACATACATCACATTCTATTACATACGTATTCATTAAAAATCAATCTCACATGCACCGCCTGCGCAGGCAATGGCACCCATTGTATCTACGTCGGTATATTTCTTTTCTGTAAGATCTTCGGTCC